CAGTAGGATGTTCCAATCTCAAGACCTTAATCGAGAGCGGTAGGCTAACGGTATCGGATGAAGTGATTATTGATGAGTTAAGTAACTTCATTCCCGTGGGGAGTTCGTATGCAGCAGACCAAGGCGCTACGGATGATTTAGTAATGACATTGGTAATTTTCGCATGGGCAACGGCTGAGGAATATTTCAAAGCACTAACAAACCACGATCTAAGACAAAAGCTATTGCAGGATAGAGAGAGCCATATCTACGAAAACACTATCCCCTTTGGCATCATTGATAGCGATTTCGGAGAGTTTACAGGAGATAGCGAGACTCATGAAGTCCTATAATCATTCTACTCGCTGGGTTAAATATAAAACCCCCTTTCAATAAATAATAATATAAAGAATTTATAAAATGATAATAATCAAAACGAGGTTAAAATAATGGCATTATCACCATCGGTTGAGACTCGTGAAGTAGATCGTACGCTAAACGTAAACAACATAGTTACTAATGCAAGCGGCTATGTGGGTCTTTTTACATGGGGCCCAGTTAATCAAGTAGTCAATATATCTACAAACGAAACAGAATTAGTCCGACGCATGGGAAGACCCAATAGCGAAACGACGCTTTACTTCCACTCGGCATATAATTACCTACTCTATACTAACCCATTGCTTGTAGTGAGGGCAGCGGGAGGAGATGCAAGGAACGCAATTCCCGACAACCTAGATTCAGGAATCACCACTACCTTATCCATCGCTAACGATAGGGAGTATGATAGCTCGAGCATTGCAGATATTCCGTTCTTTGCTCGTTATGTGGGCGAGGCAGGGAATAGTATTTTAATAAGCGCTGCTAACTCCGAGGGCTATAATGGGTGGGAATATGCAGATCTATTCAATTACGAGCCCAGCACAGAGCACGAGTTTAACTTAGTAATCATTGATCGCGATGGTGCGATTAGCGGCAATGCGGGCAGCGTGTTAGAGCAATATGAATTAGTCAGCACCAAAGAGGGCAGTAAAAAGACAGACGGTAGCACTGCTTATATCACAAACGTATTGCAACGTCAATCCAATTACGTGCTAGTGGGTGACTTGAGTGCTATACAATTCCAAAGCGGCAGGTATGAAGCTGGTTTAGAGGGTGGTGCAGACGATAACGATATACAAAGCGCAGACTTTATCACAGCATGGGAAATCTTCCAAAGCGAGAACTTCGATATAGCAAGAGCATTTACCTCAGGCAGTCCTGCGCAGGCAGTAATTCGTGCAGTGGATATTGCAGAGCGTAGATCTGATTTCGTTGTCTTTGCGGCCCCTGAGCTAGATAACGTACTAAACACACTCGATCAAGCGGATGAGGTGCTTGATTACTTTAATACCAAAGTCAACGTTGACTCTAGTTATCTATTCGTAGTGGATAATTGGAAACAGGTATTTGATAAGTATAGAGACAACTACCTATGGATTCCCGTAGATAGTGACGTAGCTGCTTTACATGCTCGAGTAGCAGTTCAAAACGAAGCATGGTTCTCCATTGCAGGGATGAGTCGTGGTCAGATTAAAAACGCCATCAAGCTCGCATGGTCTAGCGAAAAGAACGAACGCGATAGACTATATAAAGCAAATATTAATAGCGTAGTTAGTTTCGAAAACGAGGGGATTGTGCTTTGGGGCGATAAGATGAAGTACAGCAAGCCCTCTACTTTCAGCAGAATCAACGTTCGTACGTTGTTCATTATACTTCGCAAGAACATCTCACAAGCAGCAAGACATCAGTTATTTGAGTTCAATGATTATATTACGCGCACTACATTCAAACGAACCACGGACTCGTACTTAGAGAATGTACAAGCAAGACGTGGCCTAGATGCATTCCGAGTGGTCTGTGACGAAAGCAATAACACGGCTGGGGTAATCAATAATAATGAATTTGTGGGTGATATATATGTACGGCCATTGCACAGCATTAACTTCATTCGCCTTAACTTCATTGCTACACCGTATGGCGTAGACTTTTCAGAAATAGAAGGATAATAAAAAAATGAGTTCCAACATTTCATCGTTCATCGGAGCTTTGCAGGGAGGAGGTGCAAGACCGAACAGGTTTGAAGTCATGATCGCGTTTCCTTCTTTTGCAGCGGGCTCGGATGAAATTCGCAAAACAGCTTTTCTAGTCCAGTCCACTCAAATCCCTGGCTCCACATTGGGCACGATCGAACAACCCTACAGAGGCAGATTCATCAAACTAGCAGGGGATAGAACTTTCGAATCGTGGAATTGTACGTTTGTTAACGACACTGATTTTGCATTACATAGTGCATTTGAACGCTGGCATAACGGCATCAACGCATACAATTCCAATATCGGATTCCTTACTCCAGCGGAATATATGGCAACTGCTACTGTATGGCAATTGGATAATCAGGATAAAAGAATAAAAGAAATAGTTCTTAAGTATTTGTGGCCCGAGACAATTGGACCAATTGAATTAGGCCAGGATACAAATAACGTAATTGAAACGTTTGACATTGCTTTTAACTACTCTGATATCGATAACCAAAATAGTACATAAATATAGTACATGATCTTACATACGCTTTCCTCCTACCGAATACAAACTTGGTAGGAGGAATTCAAGGGCGGTAGAAATATAATGGCAAGAAGATTTTTTGGAAATTTCTTAGATAAATTTAAGTTTACTGACGAAAAGGACAAGCGGTCAGACTCTAACAAAATCGCAACTGAAAATTACGATGGCAGTATAGAAGTCTCGGACCAGCAGATGTCGCAATTCGTATTGAATTTGGACTGGGCATATAACAATCAAGCCGAGCTAATCGAGACCTATAGAAACATAGCCAACTATAACATTGTATCCTATGCGATAGAAGATATAAATGCGGAAATGATTAGCTTCTCTGAAGAGGACGAACCCATTGAAATTGATCTAAGTGATATAGACGATAGTGAGCTATCTAAGCACATCAAGAATAAGGTCTATGAGAGCTTTGATAAGATTACTGATTTACTAAAGTTAAAACAAACAATACACAGACGGGCTAAGCAATTCTATATCGATGGTCGTTTGGCGTATCAGAAAGTAATTGATCAGAAAAAACCCACCGATGGATTAATAGACGTAGTAGAGCTAGATGTAAAGAACGTAACTAAGTACAGAAACGTACAATATGATAGAGAAACGCAAGTAATCACTGGCATTGAGGAAAGTTTTATATATGATGAAAACGCTGGCGAAAGAGGCAAACGAAAAGACACCAACCGCAGCGTACAGACAAGACAAGCAATGAAACTAAACCCGAATACAATCACGTATGTAACTTCGGGCTTAGTGGATCCCAAAACTGGCTACGCAATTAGCTGGCTACATAAAGCAGTAAGACCAGCGAACCAATTGCAAATGATCGAAAATGCTTTGCTAATCTACAGAATTGCAAGAGCACCCGAGCGCAGAATATTTTACGTCGATGTGTCTGACATGCCTCGAGCACGTGCTCAAAAGTACCTACAACAGCTAAAGGATGGGTATAGAAATAGAATGTCCTTCGATCCCGAGAAAGGCATATTCAAGGACGAAAAGCATTTACAAACAATGCAAGAGGACTTTTGGCTGCCTAGAAACTCCAGTGGACGTGGGACGGAAGTGAGCACGTTACCAGGTGGGAATAATTTAGGCGAAGTAAGTGATATTTTATACTTCCAAAAGCAACTATACAAAGCATTAAATATACCAATTTCGCGCCTAGAGGACAGCTCGATGATTTCCCTAGGCCGACAAACGGAAATTACTAGAGACGAATTAAAATTCAGTAGGTTTGTTAGCAGCATACGCAAACGATTTAACATTATGTTATTGGATTTGTTAAAGACAGAATTGATCTTGACAAAAGTAATCGATGCGAAGGAATGGGCAGCAATTGAGCAACGGATCAATTTCAAGTACGCACTAGATCAATATCTAGAGGAAAATAAGGAATCCGAGATCCTACGTGATCGCCTAGACCTAATGCGCGACATGAAGGAGTATGCTGGTGTGTATGTTAGTCATAACTATCTTAGAAAGAATATACTAAGACAATCCGAAACTGACATAGAAGAAATGGATAAAGAAATCGAGCAAGAAAAACAAAGCGGCAAGTACGATCAGGGGGATGGCGATGGTTCCTCGGGGTCTGGGTTTTCAAGGTTTTAAACTTATAACACAAACATAGGAAAGTAATTTCATGAAACACGTAGCAGAACAATTCTTACATGATCTTCGATCAGGTTCCACCAATAGCGCAATCAATGCTATTAAAGATGGATTTGAGCCAAACATTAAAAAGAGTCTTCTGGAAAAGCAACAGCAAGTGCTAGCCGTTGACGGCTT